TGAAAGACTTGGTCTCGAGAGTTATGCGTCAAGTTGGACGCGGTGGGAACATTTAGCCATGTCTGTTGTACTTAACATTTTTAGCGAGTTTGACTCTTCGGGCGTAAACAAAGCCAAGAAGAAATTTTCACAGCTGGATGGCGCAGCTGAGAAAACAAAGTTTGCTTTTGAGAAGGCGTTTCTTCCTGCTGCTGCTGCCGTCGGTGCTTTGGGTGCTGCTTTGTTTGACGCTGGCAAAGGCGCTGTTGAGGACGCTGCAGCGCAGGACGTTCTCTCTGCAGCATTGAAGCGCAACACTGCAGCTACTGACGCACAGATTAAGGCAAATGAAGATTGGATTTCCCAACAAGGCAAATTGCTAGGCGTGACCGACAGTGATTTGAGACCTGCGATTGCGAAATTGGCTGCTCAAACTGGTTCTTTAGAAGAAGCCCAGCGTGGTGCTTCTCTAGCTATGGACATTGCTGCAGCCACTGGCAAGCCCCTTTCAACGGTCACAGATGCTCTTGCAAAGGCTTATGGCGGCAACACCGCTGCACTCGCCAAGTTAGACCCCAAACTTAAAGGACTGATTAAAGGCGGTCTTGACGCTGAAGGCGCTATGTCTGTTTTGGCAGACACCTTTGGCGGTGCTGCATCAACCAAGGCAAACACCGCTGAAGGACAGTTTCAACGCCTAAAGGTTTCTCTTGATGAAACTAAAGAAACCATTGGCGCAGCACTTATCCCCATCATTCAAAAAGTCTTGCCATTCTTGACTCGAATGGGAACTTGGGCATCAGAAAACACCTCAACATTTTTAATTATCGCCGGGGTAATTGGTGGAATTGCAGCTGCCATCGTTCTTGTAAACACAGCAATGTCTATTTGGACAACCGTTACAACAGTGTTTACTGGCGTGATGGCTGCCTTCAACGCCGTCATGGCTATGAACCCAATCGTGTTAATCGTGATCGGCATCGGTCTCCTCATTGCTGCACTGGTCATCGCCTACAAGAAGTTTGAAGGGTTCCGCAAAGTTGTTGACACCGTCTTCAAGTTTATTGCTGGCGCGGTCAGTGGCTCACTCGATCTGATCAAGGGTTACTTTTCAACCGTCTTAGGTTTCTATAAAACCATTTTCAACGGCATTGCTTCATTGTGGAATAACACAATCGGCAAATTGTCTTTCAAGGTTCCTGGCTGGGTTCCGGGTCTTGGTGGTAAGGGTTTTGATGTTCCGAACATTCCGATGCTTGCTGCAGGTGGCATCGTGACTAGTCCTACGTTGGCGATGATTGGTGAGGCTGGCCCTGAGGCTGTTGTACCCTTGTCTCGCGCTGGTGAATTTGGTATGGGTGGCGGTGTCAATATCACAATCCAAGCTGGTGTTGGTGATCCGGTAGCAATCGGGCGTGAAGTGCAAAAGGTTATGAATGCCTACGAACGCCGAAGCGGTGGACGCTAATGCCATACCCGTACGGCATTGTTGAAATTGCGTTTACAGACGGCCCTTATGTGCGGTCGCCTACTTGGACTGATGTCAGTTCGTATGTTCGTGACATGCAAATTGACCGCGGCGTAAACGATGACTGGGACTTAGTCGCTTCGGGTTCTGCCACCGTCACCCTGTCAAACCTCACACGCCGTTTTGACCCTTTTAACACTGCAGGCCCGTACTACGGCAACTTGCTACCTCGTAGGCAGATACGCATTAGAGCTGCACACGGAGGCAGTACCTACGATGTGTTCCGTGGTTTTGTTGACGGATGGCCTCCTGCATGGACTGACGCAGGGTATGACTCGACAGTGACACTGTCCTGCTTTGACGCTTTGGACTTGTTGGGCTCTGCACCAATGCCACCAGTGTGGGCTTCTCGCTACATCAACGATTTGGGCGCTGAACACTTTTGGAAAATGGACGACCCCATCGTAGGTAGCGGAACAACCGTCAACTTCACCGATAGCGGCACTCGCGGAACTCCCATTGCCAGTAGCAACATCATTTACCAAACACCGTCTTTGGCTAGTGGCATTCCTGACACTTGCGCTGGCAGTGCAAACAACGTCACTGAAGGTGCTGCAGTTGTTCTTCCTGTTGGGTGGGGCACTTATGGAAACTTCTCTTTTGCTACTTGGACACGAAACACCCAAGTAAGCGCTGTCGGGTCTTTAGTCAATTACGCCACTAATGGCTTGGGTTTTGAGATGGGTCAATACACAAGTACTGCAGACATTGGCAAATATCGTTTTCGAATCAGAACGCAAACCATTGGTTACGAATGGCTCAGTTCGGCACAAAGCACAACAGAACCCCACCACGTTGTTTTTACTTACAACAGTTCCACCGGGCAAGGTCTTGTTTACATTGACGGACTACCCGAAGCCCCAGCGCGAGCATCCTTCCCAACATTGTTTGGGCCTTTTACCTCAGAACAAATCGCATTGTTTACAGGCGAATACCAACACGTTGCTAGTTTTAACAAAGTCCTGTCACCAACCGAAGCTTCGACTATTTACCAGTACAGCCTCAACCAATTGTCCGAAACTGCAGCCCAGCGAGAAGAACGAATACTCTCTTACACCCCGTTTTCGGCATCTATGACAAACTTCGCTGGCACACAACAACTCCTTGATTTGCCATCAAACCTGCCCAACGCAACGCTGCAACTTAAGGCTGCTGCCGTGTCCGAGTACGCCCCACTTTTTGTAAACAAGGCAGGCATCCTTACTTCGTTTACGCGCAACCAGATCCGAAGCCAAACTAGGTCGCTTATCCCTCAGGCTCAATACGGAAACGGTATCGGCTGGTTGGGTAACGCCATCGGGCCCGAAGTAGAGCTGCAGTACGCAGGTGATTCAATGCGGAACATTGCTGACGTGTCTTGCGGAACTGCTGGAACTGTCACAGTGACAAACACTTCTAGCGTTAACACTTACGGATCTGCTGAAGAGACCGTTAACACAGTCTTGGGCACTTTGTCTTCTGCCACCAATGTTGGGCAGATTGTGTCGGGTTGGGGCGGTCAGGTTTACCCGAAGGCTTCTCCTACGCAGGTTGTTATGTCCCCTGACGCTTCGTGGGCTTCTACTTTTGATCTCGAGTTGTTTGACCGCATTACTTTGCAGGTCACGCCTCCGACTGGCTTGCCAATTGGCAATCAGATGTTGGCTTCTCGTATTTCTCACACGGTCACACCTGAGGGTTGGTTTACAACTGTTGAGGGTTCTGCCCGGTGGGCTTCTGTTTTCATTCTCAATAAATCCCGTTTGGGCGGGCTTGACCTTTTAGGATAAATATATGACTTACCCAGTTTTTGCTCTTGGTGACGTGCTTAATGCGTCAGATATGAATGCTGTCTCCATGTGGCTTGTCAAGACACAGACCATCGGTAACGGTGTTTCTAGCGTGACCGTCACAGGTGCGTTCAGTGCCGACTACGACAACTACAAAATACAAATAGCAGGCGGTGTTGGTTCTACAAACCTTGATTTACGTTTTAATTTTGACGGCAATACTTCCGAGTATTACACGGGTGCCATGTTCCATCCCTACAACATCGCGTCAGGCAACGCAGGCGGTATTGGCCGTTTTAATCTTGCGTATTGGGATTTTGCAGGCGGGGCAAGCACAAACAACATTTTTATGAACATTGACGTAACGAGCCCTTTTTTAACCAAAAACGCTGGTTATTCAAGTCCTTACAGCGTAGGGAACATTGGCGGTTCAGGCCTTGTTGCTACAGGATTTCATAACAACACAAGTTCTTTTACTGGTTTTAGATTGCAAACAAGCACAGGAACTTTAACTGGCGGAACAATTCGCGTTTACGGCTACAGAAACTAGGACATTATGACAAAGCCACTAATCCAAATAGACGACGAAATACGCGAAATGACAGACGAGGAGTGTGCCGAACTTCTTGCTAGCGGTTGGACGATGGAGGGCACCAATGAAGCGCTTAATGCTGACGCTGACACTGGCACTAGCCCTGACTAGTTGCGCTGACCGCGTACGCCACAACTGCGAAACCACCCGAGACAACGGCCTACTAGAAAGACGCTGCCCATGAAACCCGAAAACCGCCTAACCAACGAAGAAATAAAAGCCCGACTCATCCTCATCGTAGGAATCGCCTTGTCCTTCTCATTCGTCATGGCAATCGTCTCCCTGATCTACGGCTTGCTATTCGTAGTACAGCCTCTCGACCAAAGCCCGAACGACGCTGAAGCGTGGGGCGTATTGTCGCCGATGCTGATGACCCTCGCCGGTGGACTTATCGGGCTACTCGCAGGCAACGGCCTCAAAGACAAGCCAAAGGATCCCCCAGCACCATGATTAGCGCAACCGTCACAGTCGCCACCACGCCAACCCTGCTAGTAGCAGCTGCAACAGGCACACGCACGATCTACCTCCACGTAGACGGCAACACCATCGTCTACCTAGGCGGTGCAACCGTCACTACCGCTGCAGGTACAGCCGTAGAAAAACACACAAGCCCCATCGACATCACCCTTCGAGATGGCGACACCCTGTACGGCATCGTCACAACTGGCACCGCCGATGTGAGAGTTCTGAGGGACAACTAATGCCTCGTAAGTACCCATTTTTTCCTGCGTGGGATGGTGGAGCTGCTTCACCCGTCACGAAGAAGTTCTACGACCTCTGCAAACGCCGTTGGGCATTCACCAACCTCGGTATGTATGTCGTACGCCCGATGCGTGGCAGTAAAAACTTGAGTACGCATGCAACTGGATTCAGTGTCGATATGGGCTATCCCAAGACTCGTGCAGGCCGTGCTGTAGCGCGTGAAGCATGGGACTGGCTCATCGAACACAGCGAAGAGCTGCGCATTTGCGAAATCCACGACTACTCATTCCTCAACCCGAAACAGGATCCGAAAGACAAAACCGCGTGGGGACGTGGCTACCGCTGTTCCCGTGGCGAAGGTGTCAAAGGTGTCAAGGTGTTTACAGCGACAGACAACGCAGGCACACCCGGTGGGGCGTGGCTGCATGTTGAGGTGTCCAACGATTGGGAATCGGCAGAGGCTCTGGAAATTGCATGGAGAGCCTTGCCTAAGCCTGTAAAGACTCCCTAGCGGCTTGGTCTCTGCTAGGGGCTAGGAGGGTTGGGTGTGTTGTTTCTCCCCCATCCCAGCCCTCCGCTTTCGTAATGCTTGACTTGTGTTTACACATTGGGCAGAATGTTTACACGGGCGACCAAGCGCCCCTAAACAAAGGAGACATCATGTTCGATGACTTGCCACTGTTCCGCAGTGCAGACCCAATCACATCCGTGCTAGGCGCTGGCGAGGTTAAGCCCCGTAGACGCTCTCAGGCGATGCTTTTGCTCGCTGAGTACCTACACGGCGGAATGACCGATGAGGAGGCTGGTATGGCCTCTGGACTGGCTCTGAAGCCAAAGTGCTGCTACTGGAAGCGCTGCTCTGAACTCCGCGCTATGGGGCTTATCATCCCGACAGGGGAAACACGCCTCTCGACTGCAGGCTCCGCTATGCAGGTGTGCGAAATCACCCAGGAAGGCGAGGAGGCGCTTCGATGATGGTATTCCTAGTCACCCTGCCTCTAGGGTTATTTATGGCCTGCCTCATCTACGGCATGTACCAAGCCCTTGACATTGAAACCCACTGGCAAGACCCTCCGTACGACTGGAACTTCGAAGACGAAGATCTATGGATTACAGAGGCTGAATTATTGGACTATCAAAGAAGAGAAGATTGAAACGTGCATTGCTCTGCTTCGCAGTACTCACCTTATTTATCCCGTCCGTGCAAGCATCAGCTGCACCCGAGTGGAAGTGTCCACAGTGGCACTCCATGTTCCGTAAACACGGACTGCCCATCCGGGCATTCGACCACATCTGCTGGAGGGAATCCCGAGGCAATAGTTCAGCAATCAGCCGTCCTAACGGTGACGGGTCAATCGATGTCGGGCTTCTTCAGATCAACTCTACGTGGCGTACGCTCACTGCTAAGACGTGTAAACGCCCGTATCGTCAGGTCATTAAAAGCCTGACAGACCCATCCTGCAACCTGAAGGTGGCTCGCATCTTGTGGGCTAATGGTAAGGGTGCATCCAACTGGCGTGTATCGTCAGGCAAGTAAACAACATCAAGGAGAAACTGATGAACCAACACAAGACCAAGGTGATTGCAGTACGCGTCACTCAAGAGCAATATGACGCACTGGCCGTCATGGCAAATGATTACAACATCAAGATGGGTAAGTATGTTTACAACTGTCTTATTCCAGCGATGCAGCTGGGCGCTGAAGTAATTCAGAAACAACAAAAGCGTGAAGAGGCTCGTTTGAAGCGCCTCGCTAAGAAGGAGGCTGCAAGTGGGCTTTAATCTCGAGGACTACGAGCCCGTTCAAAGTCGTTTTGCACGATTCATTGACTGGTCACTCACACAAGACAACTTTTACTCAGTCGTGTCCGAAATGCTTTCCGTCCCAGGTGCAGACATCTGCGTCTTCAAAACCTCAATCATTTGTGACGGCGTTGTGATCGCCACTGGACACGCCGAAGAAGTCCGTGGGGCTGGCAATGTAAACAGAACTTCACACGCTGAAAATTGTGAGACGAGTTCGCTCGGGAGATGTTTGAGCAACTTCCCACGTCATAACTTTGCTGGCACCGATGTAAACAAAAGACCCAGCCGTGAAGAAATGATGAAGGTGCAGAACACTGCCCCGAAGATGCGTATAACACAAGCGTCCTCAGCAAAAGGGGATGGTGTCACCATCAAAGGAGACCAATGGGGCCCGATACCCGATTGGCTTGTTCTCGAAGCGGCTCAAGCAGGCGTAACCCAAGTG